CGGACGCGGCGAGCGACCGCCGCCTCGCAAGTCAGGCGAGCTTGACCCTCGCGAACGCTTCCTGGAGCACCGGCGCGCCATCCGATTCGAGCCTGCCGATGAAACCGTCCTGGTTGGTCTCGGCATAGAGCTCGACCAGCCGCTGCACCTGCATGTCGAGCGCGTCGACGATCCAATATTTGGAAAAGTCGCCGAACAGCCCGACATAGAGGCCGGTCGTGAACGTGTTGGGAGCGTACTCGATGATCATCAGGGGCCGGCCGAGCAGCATGTCCGGCTCGCCGTCCCTCACCGACATCCGCCAGATATACTGGCCCTCGCCGTCCTTGAGCTTGACGATCTGCTCGACCGCGTTGCGGTGAAACAGCCAGTCGGCTCGCGGCCAATATTGAGCCTTCACCGAGTATTTCGCCGCGATCAGGCCGTCGAACCGGATTTCGGTCATGGTATTGCCGCTCGACACGTCGCGCCCGGTCGAAATGCCGTCCGCGTGAGCGGTGAACACCCCGAGCGGCTGATTGGCTCCGGTCCCGGTGAGATATGCCTTCTCGCCGGTGATGCCGAACTTGTAACCCATCCGCTGCATGATGATCTGCTCGATCGGCAGCGCCGACGCGCGCACCAGCTTCTTCGAGACCTTGATCCGCTTGGCCAGCGGATGCGGCCTGAGTTCCCGCTTGCCGATCCGCATCGCGGTGTCCTCGTTGCCGGTCGCGAGCTCCGCCGTCCAGTCCGCATCGTCGAGATCGGTGTCGAGGGTCGGAACGCCGAGGCTTTCCGCCGTGGTGATCGAGAACTTGGTCGCCCGCTGGCGGATGAACGTCGCGTCGTCGACATTCTTCAACAACTGCTCGACGAACTGCTGCGGTGCCCTCAAGAACCCGCCCTCGGTATCGACATCGGCCTGGAGCGCGCGGAACTCCTCGGCGCCCTCGCCCTCGATCCGTCCGGTCCTGAGATAGCGCCGGTAGCAGCCCATGACCCGCTCCTCGACCGACCCCGGATCCTTCTTCGCGGTTTCGTCCCCGGTATCGATTTCGCGCGCCGCCGCCACACGCTCGGCTTCCTGGGAGCGCTCCAGGGCCTCGATTTGGCCCCGCAGTTGCTCGACCAGCGCGAAATGTTGCCCGTGCCTTTCGAGCTCTTCGGCGGTGAGGTCGCGGTTCTCGGTCTCCGCGGTCTCGATGAGATCGCGCATCTCCTTGACGGTCTTGCCCCGCTTCTCGCGGAGCTCTTTCAGTCGATTCGACATTCCCTAGATCCTTCCATGATGAAGCCGGCGCTCGCGCCGGCCGGTGAAACCGCCTCCGCGGGCGGGACTAGAACGAGCGCGCGAGCATGTCCCGGGCCCGCGCGAGGTTCATCGGCGCCGGCGGCGCCAGCGATTTCCTGAACTCGTCGAGATAACGCGCCGCGATGTCGGTCTGGGGATAGGCCGGAAACGTGACCGGAGACACGTCGAACAGACGCACCCGCGTCAAAGTGCGAATCGTTTGCCCGTCATCATCCTGGGCCCAGTTCTGCCCGTTCGGCCGCACTGAAAAGCCGAAGCTCATTTGGGTCACGTCACCGCGGGCGATCGGCGCGACGACGAGATCGCGCACAGACTGGGTGTCGGGCAGATCGATTTCGATCGCGAGACCGCGCGCGTCCTCGGCGAGCTTCAGCGTCTTCGCCATGTTTCGGCCGAGCACGAAATTCGGATCGTGGTTGAACAGCGCGCGCACGTCGTCGGATTCGATTGCCTCGGCGAAGGCGCCCGGCGCGATCTGCTCCCGGAACCCGCCGAGATCCTCGGAAAGCTGGTTGAACACGGCGGCGTGGCCGACCAGCCGCGCCGGCTTGCCATCGCGTTGCTCGATCTTGAGTTCCTCGGCCGCGAAGTTGCGCCGCTCGACCTCGGTCATTGAAGTCCCTCCGGGTGAGATCCGTTCAGCTGGATATCTGCGGGAATTTTGTCCCCGACGGACGTTGCCATCGCGGCCTGGCGCGCCTCGCTCGATCTCAGCAGCACATCGAGAATCTTCGCCGCCGGCACCATGTTGAGCGGCGTCAGCGCGTCATCGCCACCCTCGATCCGCGGCCGGTTCATCAGTTCGCGGATTTCGTTCCGGGTCGCGAGGCCCCACTGGATCTGAAGGGCGTAGCCCTCCATCCTCGTCTTGAAATCGCCTCGCAGAAGCCCGTCGGCGTCGAACTCGAAATAGAATCGATCGCGCATGCGATCGGACATCAGCGCCTGATTGAGGGCCTGCTCCCAGACCACGAACTTCGGCCGCATGTAGTAGACGACGAACCCGATCGACTGCTGCTCGATGCCGGTGCCCCACGAGGTCGATCGCGACACCCGGCCGATCAGGTGCGGCGGCACGCCCCACTCTCCGGCGATCTGGGTGACGGCGAGTTCGTAGGCCTGCACCACCTGGCTCTTCTCGTTGTCGACCCCGATCTGCTTGATGTCGACGCCGGCCTGGAGAAGCCCGACGCGATGCGTGTTTTCCAAGCCGCCGTGCTTGCGCTCGAACTGCTCGCGGAATTCGTCGCGCTGGGTTTCGCTGAGACGGGCGCTGGTCGTAAGGAAGGTCTTCGGGATCGCGCCGTTCGAGAAGAACAGCGACAGATACTTGCCCGTCGCGATCGCGCGCCCGATCAGGTCGCGGTTGCGCTTGACCCGCGAGTCGCCGTTGACGAGGTCGCGGGCGAAGGGATGATCGCGGAGATGCAGCACCTCGCTGGCCATCAAGGTTCTTGACGGACCGCTGGTTGGCGCGTGGTGGTAGGCGACACGGCCGCTCGCCAGACGCACGCCCCGGGTCTCGTTCGGATGTAGCGGCACGAGTTCCACCGGACCCGAGCCCGACCATTTGATTTCGGCGTACGCATTGCCGTGGGTCTGGCGCCAGCCCTCCAGCATCTGGCGAAACTCGGTCGAGCTTTGCCAGCCGTTGGGCCGATCGTGAACGAGACGGTGCAACGGATGGTCGGCGGCGACCCGCCGCGTTCCGTCTCCGGCGCGCTCGTAGAGCTTGAGAGGCACGGTGCCGATCGTGTCCTCGATGAGCCCGACACAGGCGTCGACCTCGGGACATTCGCGCGCATTGTCCGGGGTGACGCTCACCCCGGCCGAGGTCGCGCCATCGAGCCCGAACAGCGCCGCGAGCTGCGGATCGCGCGGATGGATGGGATCGATCACGCCCGATCTGGCGCTCGCCGCCGCCGCCATCCGGTTGAGGAGCCCGGTCATCCCCTGACCCCGAAGATCGCCACCCCGACCAGAATACCGCCGGTCACGACGAGCGCCGTGGCCAGCGACAATTGCGCCAGGCCGGCGCCGGCGAGAAGCAGACCGATGAGGAGAATGCCGTCGCGGCCATCGAGTTGTCCGAGGATTTTTCGCAGCCAGGTCACAGCACCGCGATTCCCTGATCGATGAGTTCGCCCAAATCAACGGGTGCGTCGGGATTCATCGACATCAGCGTGACCGCGTCGAACGTCGCCATCAGCGGATCGATCTTCGCCGTTCCGCTCGCCTGCTTGGTCACGATCACGGCGTTGCCCTTCAGTTCGACCTTGGCGTTGCCCACGCACCAGGCCATTAGAGGCTGGCCGGCGTGAACGAGTGTGCCATCGGCCAGCTTGCGCTCGGCGGTCTTGATCGCGCCCGTCAGCTTGTAGCCCTGACTGACGCCGACGACACGCTCCTCGCCGGTCGCGTCGGTCTCGCCGCCGATGTCCCGCTCGGCGAGAGCATCGACCACGGCGCCGACCCCGACCGGATCGAGTCCGACCCTCGCGAGCTTTCCGGTCTGGTCTATGCCCTCCAGAATGTCCGCGAGTTCATCAATGTCCTCGCGCAGGTTCACGATAATCGTGAGATCGCCGGCCCTGCTCAGATCCTCGAGCCGCGATGCCTCGGCCTTGCGGATCTCGAGCACCCGTGGATGACACCAGGCATGTGTCCACACGAGCCAGCGCCGGGTCGCTTTCTCGCGGCCGACGACGGCGAGGCCGAGGAGATCGTCGAGCCCGCCACCGTCGATCCCGGCGACCAGGACCTCGGATCGTTCGACCACCGATGCCAGACCATCCAGTCCGCCATCAACCGCGGCCTCCCAGAAATCGGCGCCGGCCCACCGGTCCGACATCAGTGCGAGGCCAATTTCGATGTTGAGATGCTGCGAGGCCCAGCGACGGAACTCCTCCTCGCCCGTTTCCTTCGCATCGTCGCGGTCCTCGATGAGACGGGCTATCGTCACCGACCGGTCCAGATTGGGATTGACCATCGGCCAGACTTTCGGGTCCTCCCACCCTTTCGACTCGATTAGGTCCTTTGGAAACTCGTAGAGCACCGGGAGCATCGCGCCGGATCGCTTGCCGTCGCGGATGGCGCGCGCCTTGTCGAGTTCCGCCTTGAACACACCCCGCGGCGGCATGTCCGATTGCGTGGTGATGAAGGCGAGGAAGGCCTCGGGGTTCGGCAAAAGCCCGCCCCTGATCTGACCGATGACCCGTTTCCCCTGGGCCATTGTGCCCAGCTCGTGCAGTTCGTCGACCAGGACGCCAACCGGCTTGACGCCCGTCATGACCTTGGTGTCGAAGGTCTTGATCTTGAGCTGCGCGCCGGTTTCCCTGATGGTGATGCGGCGGAGGTGGTCCTGGATCCGCACCCGCTTCCTGAGATCGGGGTCCGCCTCGATCATTCCGACCGTCTGCGAAAACCCGATGTCCGAGATCGACTGGGTCGGTCCGACGTAGAGAAACTCCGCCCGGGGCCGGCGGTTCATCAGCGCGGCGGTCAGCATCAGCGCCGCCCCGTTGGTGGTTTTGGCGTTCTTTTTCGGCACCAGCGCGAAAAGTTCGCGGATATGGCGGAGGCCGGTATCTGGATCGAGCGAGCCGAGAAGCGCGCGGACGATGTCCCTGAACCAGTCGCCGGCGGCCTCGCCGAGAGTGGGAAGGCCGGTCACATCGGGGAGCCTGAGCCGGTCGAAGATCGCGACCGCACGGCTGGCGACGCCATCATAGAGCGGCAGGTCGGGCAACAACGATCGCCCCGCGCGGAGACGCTCCTCCCAATCCCGGCACGAGAGGTCCCACTGCATCGCTCACCTCGGGAAAAAAAGTTCTGGCCGTTCCCGACCCGAAAATCTCCGCGTGATCATGATGCCGGTCTGGAGGCGATGGGGACGTGGAGATTCGGTCCCCCCTCCCCTTCAGTCCTCGAGCCGTCCGCCGCGCCGCCGCGCGCCCGTCGTGTCTTCCTTCACCCGGTTGTCGTGGGCGCGGCAGAGTGATCTCAGGTTATCGATCGCGTCTGGCCCGCCGTCCTTGCGCGCGATCACGTGGTCGACGATGATCGCCCGCTCGCCACAACCCGGCACCGCGCAGACGTAATCGTCGATGCGGAGCCGCTCCCCCCGTAGCTCGCGCCACTCATCGGATCGGTAATAGGGATCGACCTGTTTCGGCGGCAGCTTGGCGATCGTCACATCGGCCGCCTTGACCCGCGGCCCAACCATCGAAAGCCGCCCCATCAGTTCGGCCTGGTCTCCGCCCCGGGCAGGAGATCGGCCCACGAATCGGGGCGCTCGGCCTCCTCACCACCACCGCCCTCTCCGACGCCGGCCGCCGGCCGCGCGACAGGGCCGAACAGTTCCTCGCCCGGATAATCCTTCTGCCCCCGGAACAGCGCGTAGCGGTCGATCGGCGTCAGCGCGAACCGGCCCGAAAGCGCCAGCATGTTGGCGAACGCGGTGTCGCGGCTCCTCACGCTCGGATTGGCCCACGGCCTCGGCGTGCCCCCGGTCGAGGGCACCATGAAATAGGCGCCGCGCTGGTCGATATCGACCTTGGCCTCGACGAACACCCCGTACCAGTAGCAGAACAGCGCGAACATCATCCGGTCGATGGTCTCGAACACGCCGCGCCGCCTGAGCTCCGGCACCAGTTCGCGCCACACCGCCAGCGAATGCGCCGCGGTGCGCTCGGAGATGAACGCGGGCGGCGCCAGCGCGTCATCGCCGGGCCTCGCGCGCTTGACCAGCGCGGCGAGACGCCGGGCGCCGC